TGCATCTAATTATTTACGTGACCCATCCAGAAAACCAGATTGGATCTAAATTATGAATGAACAAATGAAGAAAGATCTTCCAAACTGGGAGAAAGAATATCTTAAAGATAATAAATCCAAATTATCTGAACAAGAAATAGAGTTACTTCAAGGTAGAGATATTAAATCTCATGAAGGTATGATATACGGTGAAATGTATAATGATTGGAAACTCCAAAAAGGATACAACTCATGAAGGAATTTGATTATGATCTCGATTATAAGACCCTTGACTTTACAGTTGAGGAGAATCGCAAACTTTATCGCATTGGAAGGGGAGAACAAGGAGTGTTATTGGTTCGCCCTTATACTAACGATATATGTGCTCATTGGAGATTCAAAACTCCTAACGAGGCAGTAGTATCGTCTAATAAAATTCATGACATGTATCTTGAATATGAAGTTCAAGAAGATTTTATAGGTATGGATATGTGTCGCAAGTTCCTTGAGATGGGATTTACAAGAGCAAGAAGATATGCTAATCATAATGATGGTAAGAAGTATGATAGTGAAGGTAATGTCCGTCCACAAGAACCAGATCACGCAACAAGTAAGTATGCACAATCTGCTGGTATTTTCAAGAAGGTGAGAGATGTTGTCGCTAAAAATGACACTTATGTTATAATGAGAAAGGAGTGGAGATCTAATGAGTGATTTTATTTGGGTTGAAAAGTATAGACCCCAAACAATTGAAGATTGTATTTTACCCGATAGTATCAAGAAAACCTTTAAGGAATTTCTAAATAAAGGTGAGATACCAAATATGTTACTGTCTGGTCCACCAGGCGTTGGAAAGACCACAGTAGCAAAAGCACTCTGTAAACAATTGGGGGCAGACTATTATGTGGTTAATGGATCGGATGAGGGAAGGTTTCTTGATACAGTTCGGAATAGTGCCAAGAATTTTGCGTCTACAGTATCTCTCACAAGTGAGTCGAGACACAAGGTTATCATCATCGACGAGGCAGACAATACCACTTCCGACGTACAACTCCTTCTTAGAGCGAGTATTGAGGAGTTCTCCAGAAACTGCAGATTCATTTTTACCTGCAATTACAAGAACAAAATCATTGAACCCCTCCACAGCAGATGTGCTGTCATCGATTTCGCAATCAAAGGAAAAGAAAAACAAGAAATCGCAACATGCTTTTTCAAGCGTCTTAACTCAATCTTGGAACAAGAAAGAGTAGAATCAGATAAGAAAGTTGTAGCAGAATTAATCAATAAACATTTTCCAGATTGGAGAAGAATATTAAATGAGTGTCAGAGATACTCTGTTGGTGGTAAGATAGATAGTGGAATACTTGCATACTTCAGTGATGTAAAGGTAAATGATCTCATTAAAAACCTCAAAGAAAAGAACTTTGCGGAAGTTCGTAAATGGGTCGTTAGTAATTTGGATAATGATTCTAGTGTATTACTGCGTCGCATTTACGATAGTCTTTACGAATCCTTGGTCAATAGCTCTATTCCTGCTGCCGTTCTTATTATTGCGAAGTACCAGTATCAAATAGCTTTTGTTGCAGATCAGGAAATAAATATGCTTGCATGTCTTACTGAAATTATGGTTGAGTGTCAATTTAAATGAATTGTTTTGGATGGTTAGGAATTATACTATTCATTAGTGGACTTTGTTCTGGAGTCATTGCTTACATTGGTATTATGGGGTTACTAAAATGAAAGAAGAATTACTACAATTAATTAAAGAAAGAGGTTATCGTAAAGGAGATTTTACACTTTCCTCTGGTAAAAAAAGTGAACACTATGTAAATTGCAAACCTATCATATTAACTGGTAGAGGTCTTACCTTAACCAGTTTGTTGATGTTAAAGGAGGTTGATACAGATGTGGTAGCAGGTCTTACTCTTGGTGCAGATCCATTAGTTTGTGGAGTTTCATTAGTATCTGCTCTAGATGGTAGGATGGTTAATGCTTTAATCATTCGTAAAGAACCTAAAGGGTATGGAACTGCATCTCAAATAGAAGGTCCTTTACCTGTTAAGGGATCAAAGATAACTGTATTAGAAGATGTTGTCACTACAGGTGGATCTTCTATCAAAGCAGTCAAAGTCCTTCGGGATCAAGGATACATAGTTGAGCGTGTAGTTGCAATTGTAGATAGACAAGAAGGCGGTAAAGATGCTATGATAGATGAAGGATTGGAATTACACAGTTTATTTACTATCAAGGACTTCTAATGATTTTTCTATCAAAACCATCAGTATATAATCTACCTGGTACATGGGAGAAACAACCTGATGTTTTAATTCCTCATTTGCATCTAACACCAGACCAAGGATTTATTTTATTCATGGTTCTATTTGTATTATCCCTAGTCGCTTATGGTCTATATCTTACATTAGGATCTGGTAAAAAGGATTTAAGAGACCCTATTGACGAACATGCTAAAATGCATGAACTAGGCATCGCACACGGTCACGGTGGAAACAAAGAAGCATATGAGATGTCTGGTAAACTTAAACATAAACATGATGATTAATTATGATTACAAAAGAAAAAGTAAGAAATCAAGTTAAATCTAGATTTTATTATCTATTCTGGGGTATTGCTACATTCTCTGTGGTTGCTGGTCAAGTATATGTTGGTGCAGGATACAGAGCATATGCAGGAGCATTACTTAGAATATTTGATGCTGTTGAAATAGAAGTTGGAAGAGATTATGGCAATGAAAGGTTCTACTAAATCTTATAAAACTCCTTTAAGATATCCTGGTGGCAAGTCTCGTGCTTGCACAAAGATGGATCAATACTTCCCTGACCTGAGAGATTACACAGAATTCTGTGAACCCTTCTTGGGTGGTGGGAGTGTAGCAATACATGTGAGTAAGAAGTATCCTCACCTTAAGATTACTGTTAATGATTTGTATGAACCATTGATTAATTTCTGGGTTCAATTACAAACCTTTGGTGATGAGTTAACAGAAAAGATATCTAATTACAAATCAACTCATCCAGATCCAGAATCTGCTAAAGAACTTTTCATAGAGTGTAAGAATAGAATTAATGATAAAAGTTTAGATTGTATAGAAAGAGCAGCAGCATTTTACATTGTTAATAAATGTTCATTCAGTGGTTTAACTGAAAGTTCTTCATTCTCAAAACAAGCATCAATATCTAATTTTTCTATGAGAGGAATAGAAAAGTTACCTGGCTATTCTGAAATAATATCTCATTGGCATATTAATCAATATTCTTATGAGCACTTGATGGAGAATAGGATCCATGATGGAATGTTTATGTACTTAGATCCTCCATATGATATAAAGGATAACCTTTATGGAAAGAGTGGATCTATGCATAAAAGTTTTGATCATGATAAATTTGCAACAGATTGTGATAAGTGTGATATCCCTATGCTCATTAGTTATAACTCTGATCAGTTGGTCAAAGATAGATTTAAAAATTGGAATGCTGGTGAATTTGATCTAACTTATACCATGCGTTCTGTAGGTGAGTATATGAGAGAACAAAAACAAAGAAAAGAATTGTTGCTATTTAATTATGACAAACAACCAAAAATTAAGTTATCTTTTGGTGGGTGCTATAAATATGACAAACTGAAGAAAGAAGGTCTTGTCTCATGAGCAATGAACATGTAAATGATTTGTGGGAAGACATGGATCGCCTCAATGCATTATATGAGGAAATGATGTGGGGTCATGATGATGTTTTAGAATTTGTTCCTGATCATTCTAATAACTGTATTGTTATTAGAAATAAAAGTATGGAGGAGAGAATGTAGTGAATGTAATTTGTTATTCGTATTTGAAAAATAAACATGATCATATAAATGACCATGAATTAAAACGTCTTGATCATAGTATCCGTTCATTAAGAGAGTTTAATAATGAAATACCTGTTTATCTTTTTTGTAACGATCCTGCTTTTATTCCCCCTTATTTCACTCTTAATTACAACGTAAATGTTTTACCATTTGAAGATGGATTTGATTTTAGTATTCTTAGTGCATGGTCAATTCATAGGTGGTATAATCTAAAGTATTTTAAAGATCAATTTTGTAATATTCTTTACTTGGATTCTGATACACTTTTTTATGATGATGTGCAATACATTTTTGATACTTATTCAAGGTATGATGTATATGGTAGAGAAGAATTTGGATTTAGACACGATCCCAACACTGGTGGTGGTAAAGATATAAGAGAGAGATTAAGTAAAGTTGATAAAGCAATCTATGCTCTTGGTGGTAAAGAAGAAGTTTATAAGTATTGCTGTGGTGTGATCTTGCTTAATAATAATATTCATATTAAAATTGTTGATAAGTTAGATGAACTAACAGAGTTGATGAACATCTTTAAAAATGGTGCTCAACTTATGCCTATTCCAAACTCACGTATTGTTGATCAGTATGCGGTTTGGATTTTATTAAGTCGTCTTTCATCTACAGGTGGAATGTTTGGCATACAGGACGTTACTATGGGATATATTGAAGAGAAGCATAGAGAGTTTTTCAATCCTGTTATACTACATTACACAACTAAAGGAGAACAGAAGTTAGCTGCTGCTGATGATAGGTTTAGTAATTTGAAAAGAGATGTAGATGAACTGGGTGAAGAAATTGATCCTTATCATGTATTATGACAGAACTAAAAGACTGGTTAAATTCTATTAACTTTAATAAGAACAATATTACTGAAGAAGATCCTTCTCTTATTAAAGATTATCCTCCATACATTATCAATCGTTGTTTATCTGGACATCTTGATTGCATTATGTTTGCGAATGAGATGAACAGATATCCATCTTTAGATAAAGACATGCAATATTCTTTTTATCTAAATACTTTGAGGAAAAAGAAGAGATTCTCTCCCTGGCTCCGAAAGGATAAAGTCACGGATCTCCAATGTGTAAAACAATACTATGGTTATAGTAATGAGAAAGCATCTCAAGCACTGAAAATCTTATCAAAACAACAACTCGA